TTAATTATAGATGGTTTCTTCATTATAATTTGTTCCTTCCCAAGACACATTAAGTTCTATGTCTTTTTCATTAAATTTACTATCAGAAATCGTTATAACTTCTTTTACTTCAACACTTTTATTTTCAGATATATCAAATTTGAAGTCTATTGGTGATAAAGGATATTCTTTATCATATTTTATAATTTCTTTAAATATATTTAAGTAAATTTCTTGAATGTGAATTTTGTTTGTAAATAAAATCTCTTCTTTTTTCAGTTCTTCAAATTCATTTTCTTGAAGATAATAACAATATACATGAAGTTTATTAGAATATACATATTTTTCCAATAGTTCATATAACAAGTCATCAAATTCATCATTAGTACTATAATTTTTATTATCATTTATAACAAGTTCGTGAATTTTTAGTGAATTATTAAATCTATTTAAAGTCTCTAATTCAGGATATTTTTCTTTTAACATTAAAATTATTTTGTTTACAATATCTTTTATTTTAGTATTCATTTTATACACCCACTTTCAATCCACTTCTATATTTTCTATATTTAAAATTTTTATTATTTTACCATATTTTTCTTCAAATTTTTCTAAATTTGTTTTTAACTGTTTGACATCTCCATCTTCAACACTATTTTCGCTGTAATCAGCATTGTTTCTAATTCCACACAATGTTCTTAATCTTCGTAATATTTTTTTCAATTCCTTTTTTTCTTCTGGATTTAAAATTTTATTTATTCGTTCTCTTTCTTTTTCCTCATTTGGCTCTAAAGCTTGTTCCAATTTCATATTAAAGAAATCTATTGTTTGTTGATGTATACCGTTAATTTGTTGAGATTTTTCCAAACTCTGATTATCATCTCTTTTAAAACCCAATATTTTTGATAAATGCATGATTCTAATGTATAGAGAATAATAGTATCTTCCAACTGCTGAGTTAAAATGTGGCTTATCAAGATTATATAAAATTTCTCCAGACTCCCTAAATTCTTCAGATTTTTTTTCTAAAGCAATTCTAGTATCCTTATATGGTTTCACTTTTTTCTCCTAATTTTAACATATTATATAATAAAAAAATGTGTTTATATATTTCTTTGATTACACATATAATTTTCTTTGATTTAAAATTTTTATTTAATACTTCTAATTCTTTTATAAGATAAGTATACCCTAACTAATTAAAAAAATCAAGTGCAAATCTTTTTTTGAAAAAACAGAATAGAAAATAGTCAACTAAAGATAGCTGACTATTGGATGGTAATCACGAAAAAGATTGCATATTATTGACAAGGCTGTTATACCACATCAATCTTTGTTTTTCAATAGAAAAGACAACCTACTGACTGTCAATATATATTAAAATATTTATTTACTGGTGAGGGATTAATGGTGCCGTCAACTTTTCTATCTGGAATTCCCCCATACTGCACCATTCCCTAAATTAAAAATCATCTTCATAAAAGTACCTCCTTTTTCATATGCATCGATAAAAAATGCAGAGTATACTACTACATTTATGATTATTTTTAATAGAGAGCCTCCAGATAGGTTGATAATAAATTATATCACTACTTTCTTAGTTAGTCAATAAAAAAAGAGAGGGCAATCTTTACGACTGCCCTTAATTTATTAATTCTTTTATGTGAGCGACAAGTTCATTTTCAATAGTTTGCATATGTGCTTCTACTATTCTTATCGCTTTGTCATAAAGTTCATTTTCTTTTGTTCCGTCTTCTTTTAAATCTGCCAAAATATTCATTAATACTTTTTTAGTTTCTGCAAACTCATTTTTGAATATCCCATAAATTATTTTAAAAGTGATATCATCTATAATGTCATGCATATCTGTTTCAAAATCTATAAGCTTCACATCAAAGAAAGTATCTATTTCCTTATTTATTACTATCCAGTTCTCTTTGATGTGATTATTCTTTATATACTTTATTACTCTTTTCTGTATGCTCCATCTGATGTCCTGTATCTTAAGTATAAGGGCTATTTCTAGCCCTTTTCCTTTCAGATAATCGTTGTTCAGCTGTTTCTCTAACTTTGCCATTGTAGATATCATTTTTTCAAGATATCCAAACATGCGTTGTTGTTGAGTTAAAAATATAGTACATATTACTACTGTAACTCCCAATTCAACAATATCTTTAACCAAAAGTGGATTCACCTTTATTCCCCCTCACTGCTACAGTACAGCAGGATTTTCATTTTTTTCAATGTTGAATATATCCTGTACAAGTTTTTTCGCATCCAGTTCGGTTCTTAATACTTTAATAGCCTTATGTATAGCTTCTTCTCCAAGTTTTTCTACGACATCAGGAATCCATTTTCTGTCAATTTCTTTTTCTTTAAGAATATACTCTTCTGCCTTATCCCAGAAATCATTCACAACAGTCTCAAATTTTTCAAATCCTGCTTTTCCCTTATTCACTATTTCACTTCTATAGATTGCAGTCTTTGCCAGTTCTCCTACTTTGTTTATTACGTACATTTTTACCATTGCTTCAGTCATTTTACACCACTCCTTTAAATTTTATATCATTTTTATTTTATATTACATTCTAGCCACCTGACAGGCTCAAATTCGCATTTAAACTTGTCAGATAACCTTTTATACCTAAATTAAATTTAAAGCTCTTATATTCAAAATATGCAAGCCGTTTTTTTCTATAGACTCAGTTTTTCTATTTTTTGAGCCTATAAAATTTTTTAGACTTAATTTTTGGAAATTTTAAGTCTTATTTTATTTCAAAATATTCATTGATACTTTTTACTATTGCTTGTATATATTCATTTTTTCTTTCAAAAGCTTTTTTCAAATCTTCATTGTTATCAATAAAAAATGGTTCAGAAATAACACAAGGAGCTTTTGTTCTGCTTAACAGTCCACTTCCTCTCCCGTGCCAAGGCTCTTTTGCACCTCTATTCTTTAATCCTAACGCTTCAGATACGTTTTTAGATAATAGCTCAGCAAACTTTTTTCCTTTTGTACTTCCTGGATAATATATTGCTTCTGTTCCTGTCGCAACTGTATTAGCACTGTTGCAGTGCAATGATATAGCTAAATCTGGATTTAAACTATTAATCAAAGTAGTATTTTCCATTTTAGAATATCCCCTGTTGTGAGTAAAAGCTTCATATCCGTTACTCACAAGTAATTCTACTAACTCATCAGCCAGTTTTGTATTATATCCTAGTTCCGTTGTTTTTTTATCCTGTGATACAGCTCCACAGTCATTTCCGCCGTGCCCTATTATTACACATATTTTTTTCCTACTTAAGGTGGGTTTCACTTCCTGTTGATATTCTTTTATCCATAAAAGACCATATTCTTTATCCTCTCCGACTTCTTTTATTTCATATATTTTATTTTTAATTTCAACTGTGTTTCCTATTTCTTTTCTTAACTCTTCAATATTCATTCACATCACCTTTTTAATATATTCTTCTTTTATTTCTACACGATTGAGCCAACCTTTTAAAAAATCTTCTTGTGTATTGTCTTTTGCTGCAAGATTTTTATAAAAAGTTCTTTGCAACTCATGATATTCCTTTAAAAATACTTCAGGATTTATACTGTTTATTGCCTCTAGTGTTTTATTTCCAATTATTCCATCTATGACTAAGTTTGCTCCAAATTTATTTGCTACAATCTGAGCCTTTTTAATTCCTCTTCCTCCTGAATTAACAGCCCAGTCAAATATTGATAAAGCTACTCTGTCATCCGTTATTTTATCCAGTTTGTTCCCGAGATAATATTTTTTTAAATAAATATTCTCTGCAAAATCTTTTGTTAAATTTCGCATGTCTCCAGTATAGCCAAATTCTCTTGCTTCTTCTTCAGTTATTCCAAAATTTGTAGCTCCACCTCTATCATTCTCGTCATTAGTATAGCCTCCTTCAACTTCGAAAATATAATTTAAAAATTTTTCAAATCTGTCCACTATTTCACTTCCTTTTTTTCTTCTACATCCAATATGATATTATCTTTTTCAAATTTTACACCAATTACTTTGTATTTTTTGTTATCAAATTCAATTTCTGTACATATGAGTTTTTCTATATTCATTTATCTCACTTCCTTTTCTTTTATTAATTCCATAAATTTTAAATACTTGAATAGTTTTGATGGACTAAATGCACTTTCTTTTAATGTCTTTAAGTTGTAAGTCAAGCTATCGTCTAGTCCCTTATTTATTAAGTGCAAACACAATTCACTGCAGAAATACTTATCCTTATGTTCTATTCCTAGCTCCAGTAATTGGCTAAATAGTATAGCTCCATAGTCATATCCTTTACCTTTCAGTTTTTTAAATTCTTCAAGCACAATTGGTATTTCAATATAACTGTCTAATTCATATATATCCATATTGTCCTTGTAGATAAAAGGCTTTATACGAACTCCACCAGGATTGCTTAGATAAACATAATCATTGTATATTAGTTCACAATGACTATATTTGCCCAGTGTCCGCAGTGATATAAGTAGTCCTAAAACTGTTTTTGGCTTATGAAAGCTAATGTATAATTTATCTTTTTCAAGCATATTACCTCCTAGTTTTTCCAAAGTTTTTCAAATTCTTCTGCTGCTTTATAGTTTTTCAATTCTTCATCAGATAAATTCGTAAGACTTTCTCTTAATACTGTTTCTGTGTGCATTGCTTTTGTTGTCTGTTCTGTCATTATTTTAGACAGTTCGAGTACATCCTGCATTGTTAAAGTTACATATTCATCTGTTCTATCCTTGTTTTTAAATTTCCATCCATCAAATGTTGCCTTTTTAGTAGCCATCATCATTGTTACAATATTGTTTAAATTGTTTTTATCAAGTTCCCTGTTACGCTGCAGATATCTTTCCTTATATATGAATTCTTTTTCTGAATGCTCTGTTTTTAATTCAGATAATTCTTTTTTTATTTGCTCAAGCTTAAACTCTCTATTAAATACAACCTTTCCATTTACTATTGTCTCACATTCTTTCAATTTTACTATTTTCCCACCTACAAAATAGTTATCAGGAGCTGTTTTCACTTCCTGATATTCCATTTCTTCAACAACATCTCCTACCATTGTGGGAGCTATCATAGATGCATCTTTATTTGTACTTAAAACTAAACATGTATCTTTGTTATACATGACTTTCAAAGTGTTTTTTTCAAAATTTTTAAGCTCTTCGTACCAGTCTTTCCCATTCTTGTCAAATATTCCATAATATTTAAATCCATCTTCCTCTTCAATTATTTTAACTTCGTTTACTTCAAATTTCATTTTTTCTCCTTTCTACTAAATAAATGGAACGTTTACCCAGTTTCCAGCTCGATACATCTGTAAAGCTCTGAATTGGAGATAATCAAGTGTATAGTTTCTGTCATCATTGATTCCACCTGTCACGACGTAGCCATTCCGTTCTCTCATTTCATTTCTCTGTACTTCTGCCTGAATATATCCAGCAAGACGAATGTTAAGGACAGTATCGGTATCTCTCGCATTCCAGAGTCTATTAATATGACTTCTTAAATCTACTCTATCTGCGTCCATTCCATTCATTCTGGTATCCCTGATTATCATATCGTGTTCGTCCATTAATCTGTTCCAAGCACCATTATTCCGCTGTGGTGCTTTATAAAAAGCTCCACCACCATTTAAATGATATGCTCCCATATAGTTGCCGTTTTCATCATACATATAATGATGTAGTGGCGTCCAGAAATCAATATTATTTCCCCTTATTACCCAATCACTTCTATTATTATTTCTATATCCTTTATCAAACGGAATGTACGGAGTTAAATCAGGTTTTGGACTTACCTGTTTTATTGTTTTGTAGTTGATAAGACCATAATCGTCTTCTCCAGCCGGTTTTAGCAGTTTGCTTAAAAACTTGACAAGTCCTCGCACTGTTAAAATTTTTGTATGGTCTAATGTCTCGAATAACTTAGTCCATTTTCTTTTTCCACTTTCTTCATTGTTTCCTGTATTTTTTTCAATTATTTCTTTTACTTTATCAGAATCAGTCTCAGCTTCTGTGCTAGAATAGAGCTTTGCTATTCCAAGAGTATTTTCAGATGCCTGTGTTATCAGCTCAATTAAAAAATAATTTCCAGTATAAATTAAATTTACTATATTGTCTTTTATAAGACTTTTAGATCTAAGATTTTCATTATCATTAAACTTAAGTGAGTAATTATTATTTTTAAAAACAACAACTGGATTATCAAAGTTATTTGTTTTTGGAATTACAAATTTCAATTTAAGTCCTTCAAATAATTCTTGTTCACTTTCTAAATTTTTAATTACATAAGCATCTACTCCTGAACCATAATTTTCAGAATATTCTGTTTCAACAAAATACACTCCGTTTTTTTGCATTTCATTAAAATCATCAGAGCTTATTACACTACCCCTTGTCTGTATAACACCCCTAAAAGGTGTAATTTCTTTCACTTCATTGTCTCCAACAGTTACAGAAGGATTTCTTATTTTAAATAGATTCGAATGTTCATACACTCCTCGCAAAAATTTTTTAATGATAGGCATTCTCTTTTTCCCTCCTTTTAATCATTAAGTTCCAACATTTCATCAAGATTATATTCATGTCTGTCATATTCATATCTAACATCACTTTTAACAATATATTTCTGTTTTTCTCCTTTACAGTTTATTAAAAATTCTCCATCCAGCATTTCCCAACAATCTATAATTATTCCTGCTGCTTTTATTGATTTTAAAAATAATATAATTTCTTGAATATTTACTTTTTTCAAAATCCTTAATTTAATGTGACGTACTTTAATATTTTTGTCAGAATTATAATCAAAAATCTGTATTCTATGTTTTTCAATATTAAAAAAAATGGATATAGCATTAACAATAAAATTAAAATCAACTCTTCCTAATCTTAATAAAAATGATAATTTTAAAAATTTTCTGTACTCTTCATCTGTTCTTCCACTTCTGTAAATTTTGAATTGTGAGCCAAACAAATCAAGTTCTTTTTCGAGTAATTTATCAATGACATCAGAAAACAATACTTTTTCAAAATGTTTATCATACAATTCAAATCCTTTAGAAATTATATTGAAAATTTTTATGTTATTCTGACCTTTTCTGTCAACTATATTCCCACATAGTTTTAAAAAATCATTTGCTTCCATTATAATTCCACCTCAATATTATTAATGCTCAAAAAACTATACTCATCATGCTGTATAGTTAAATCTGTTTTTGACCAGTTTCCATTTATTTTCTTTATTTCTACATCTGCTTCTAACTGATCAGCTATTTTATAAACTGCAGCTTGAATTTTTTCATAATTAACATATTGACCTAGTCTAAATTTATCTGATTCTTTAATTATATTTCCTACAATTTCTTCTTTTGTTGTTTTTTTATAATCTGAAATATTTTTTATATTTCTGACTCTTACTGCATATTCAACTTTAGTTGCTTTTTTAAATTTAATTATCCGTTCTTGATTTGAATCAGTTGTTACTCTCATTTCCACATCACCATCTGTTACAATACCTGGAGAAATAGTATTTAGAACTGTATACGCTACTTCTTCATCAATAAGACCTTTTATTATAATTCTTACATGTCCAGGTTCTAATTTTAAAGTTTCATTTCTCTCTTCTGTAGAATTTTCAAGAACATCGCAATCCTCAACTTGAGATAATTTAAGTAAATTTGATTTTATTCCATTTATATCAGCTCCACCTTTTGATAATGATAAATTTAAAATTCTTTCTCTCAGTTCTTCATCACTTTCTAAAAATGTTCCACCACTTATTATTTCTGAATTATATACTCTGCTTACATTTTCATCTCCAGTTGCTTTTTCAGTAATTTCATTTTCAGAAGCATTGTATTCTTCTCCAAAATCTAATGCTTTTATTTGTACAACCGCTTTCCCAACATTGTTTATTAATACATTTGATACTGTCTGATATAATAATCCTTTTTTAGATCTTACTTGAAATCCTTTTGTAACTATATGACCTGGTACTCCTTCTATGTTTAAGTTTCCATAAGCATATTTTCCTTTTATTCTTTCTATCCCAAAGTTACTTCCAAATGCTGATAAAATTGCACCATTTTTATTGTGTAACCACATTTGAGAATAAAGTAACTGTAACTGTTTACTCTGATTTTCAAGCATATATATAAATACTTCCAAAAATTGTCCAAGCGATGTTTCAGGATTTATTTCAAAATCATCTCCAAACTGTATTTTTCCTTCCTGTTCCATTGCTTTTTTTATATCTAAAAATAAAGGGAAAACAATTCCGTTGTTTTCTATTTTAAAATCAGCCATTTATTTCCCTCCTATCTATTTCAATCTTTGTTTCTTCGCCAAAATAATCAAATTTTATTTTAAAAAAACCTTCCCTGTTTTCTGATTTTGACTTTTCAATAATTATGCTACTTAAATCTACTCCTTTATAAGAAGAAACTTTTTCATACATATATGTAATCATCAAATCTTCTCGTTCCTGTGACTTTAACTGACCTACATAATCGAGCCAAGGTATTCCTATTTCAGTTCTTAAATCATAAGTCCCTTTTATATGCTTTATAAGTTCAACTATATCCTGTTTTGCTTTTTCTTTTTCATTTATCACTATAAGATCATTATCTTTAAAATATAAATCTCCATTTTTCATTTCAAAAGCTATCATTTCTCACCTCTATGGATGTATATAATCTACTCCACCTTTTTTTATTCCACTTTCAGTATCTATTTCAGAAACTTTCAGTTTACCTTTTATAGTAACATCGCCTGTTATCTTCAAATTTCCAGTTATTATCGTATTTCCAGTTATTTCTATGCTTTCTCCTAAAATAATATTTGTTCCGTTCTTTTTATTATTGATAACTATTTTATCGTTATTTTTTTGCTCTCCGGAAATAATGTCCAAAGGTATAGCCCTTTCGACAACTGCAAATCCCATTTCTGTCCTTCCAAAACTCTGTTGCTCTGAAATTTCATTAGATTGAAAAGCCTCAATATATGGTCTTTCAAATATATTTATAAAAACCTTATCATCATTAGAATAAGGAACATATACTTCAAAACTGTCACTACTAAAAACTGGTAATAAAGGAACATCTGTTAAATCTTCAGGAGTTGTCTGTATAACATCATCTTTCAAACTTCTTATTGCCTTCTGCAAAAATTTTACACTTGCTTTTCTTTTTTCATTATCAACATCATAAATTTTACCTATCCATGTTGTATGTATATCGTTGATTCCATCTTGAATAAGCATTTTATTATGTTTTTCAAGTTCGCTGAATGCCATTATTTCTTCTCCTTTTTAGATTTTTCTTGTTGTTTTTCTTCAGATTTCTTTTTAATTTCTTCCAGTTCCTTTAACATATTCTGTCCAAATATATCCATATCGAGTATTTTCAATTCTGTTGTAAATTCTCCATCTTCTCCATCACAATTATGTGTTATTTTATCTATTACATAATCTTTTTCAAGTCCTTCTATAAACAATTGTGTATTTATTTTAAAATTTCTAAAACCTAATTTAACACTGTATCCATCATCATCCACAGTCAGATTCAATAAATCCATTTGTGTTAATTCTGTTTTTTCTTTTATAAAAGAGTGTTTTGGCAAAAAATAAAGAAGTCCATTTTCTATATAGAATATGCTCATTGTGTCTTTTGCAATATCTTCAAATATTTTTTGCAAACTGGTATTTGATTTTGAAAAATTCGATTGATAAGGTAAATCTTTAAATAGTTCTATTTTACCTATTCCAAGTTTAATTTCATCTTTACTTCCAAATTTATCAATCAAATCTTTTATTATAAAACTTGGTTTATTACCTTTTGGATAACTTACATTCAGAGTTTGCATCACAAATATATCTTTTTCCTGAAAGCACACTAAACTATATTTTATATCCAGTTCAGAAAATTCATTTTTTACTGTTGCAAGTTGACCTGAAAAAATCAAATCTTTTATTTTAATTTCTTTTTTCTCCCTATATCCTGCATAGAGTTCTATTCGTGGTTTTGCTTTCAAAAATTCATATTCTAAACTTAGTTGTCCTTTTTCTTTTGATTTGATGTTATATAAATTCAATTCCAGGACATTAGATTGACTTGTTCTGTCTACTTCAAGTCTAAAATCCATGTTGAAGTTGTCATTATCGTATATAAGGACATTGTCAGCTAACATTAATCTTATTTCTATATATCTAAATTTATCTTTCATTCTTATTACCTCTTAAATAGTAAAAAAGTGAAGTTTTTTAAAGTTTTAATATTAAAATCACTTTTTAATCCTTCTTTGTTTTTAGGCACTATCAATAAAATAAGATTATCATAATCATTAGTTATCTGTTTTGAAATATATAACAAGTCTTGATAAGGTTCTATTTTCAAAGTAGATAGCAATACGTTATCTACATTCATAATCTGCAAAATTATAGGATCTATTTCATCATGTAAATAACTGTATTTCTTATTTATATAAATTAGTTCAAATTTTATTTTTCTTTCAAATGCAATCAATTCTATTTTAGAAGTTTTGTTCTCTAAGTTATCAATATCAAAAGTAATTTCTACAAAGTCATTATTTATTATTAATTCCTTAACTTCTTTTTCTTTATATTGTATTTTCAATTTTCCCACCTACTTTATAGCCCTGCTGTAAAGATTAACAAAATTTTTAAGCTTATCTTTAGCAACTCCGACTATTTGAGTAAACATGTTATCAGAAGAAGTTACATTCTTGACATCTTCATATAAATTCCCACCAGGAACTCCATAACGCATTTCCTGAAAAGTTACACTTGCTTCAATGACATTATTTCCATCTTTTATATACTCTTCAGTCCTTGAAATGTCCCTAATAACCATATTTTTATACACATGATTTCTTTTTAACAAAATTAGAACTTGTTTATCATCTTCTTTCCAGTACTTTTCTAATGCTCCCATTTTCAATCTTGCCATTTTTCCAAAAAAAACAATATCCAAGGTCAGTTCTTTAGCTTTAAAGTATCTGTGATCATTATCTTCATATCCTAGATAAGTCTTTCTTGAAGTTATATCTTTTTGAAAATTAATCTCATTTGATAAACTATGAAATGGTATCACTCCAAAAAAACCATCTATTTTATCTAAATCCCATAAACTCATTTTCTATCCTCCTGACCTTGAATAATGTATTTTAAATATATCTTTAAGCCTTGTATTTTCGTTAATTCCATGACTTGTTTTTGAACCATTTAAAACTATCTCAACTTTATTATTTACTTCTTTAGTATTCCCACCTAAAAATTTTTCTTTTATGTGTTTAAATAATTCTGCTGCACCTTCTTTTCTTTGCGAATCAAGTAAGGCTTTTCTTTTTGCTTCAAATAAGTCCGCTCTTTTTATTTCATTTACAATTGAATATCCTGTTTTTTTCAGAACTTCCTGCAATCCTTCTATTGCGGAAACTATTGCTTTCTGCTCCTCAATATTCTCTTTGTTTTTTGAACTTCCAGAGCCACCCCCTCCTTTGTTGCCTTTTCCTTTCCCTTTTCCACCGCCTCCACCTTTTCCTCCTTTTTTACTTTTTCCCCCGCCTGAGCTTCCACCACCTGCTCCACCTTTCATTTTCCCATATGGATCTGTTTTGTTTCCCTTATTCTTGTTTCCACCCGGCATTTTAAATCTTTTCTTTCCTGTATTATTTTTAGTAGAATTAGCACTCATTTCATTTTTTCTTGTTTGAACAGAACTTCTTCTATCGTTTGCAACTCCTGCTGCTTTATCAGATAAACCTTTAATTGCATTTCCTCCTGCTTTTACAACTCCGCCTATTGCTCCACCAATCAAAGGAATACCAGAAACCATATCTCCTATTTTATTAACTGCATCTGCAAACATGCTTAAAATTCTGGAAACTGCCGTAGCCGCTGCTGCAACAATACTATCAAAAATATTCAGAACGATATTCTTTAAATTTATAAAACCTTGAGCTGCAAGTGGAATATTATTAGTAAAAAGTCCAACTATAATATCAATTATTGATGAAATAAAATCTGTAAAACTATCCCATAAAATCATCAAAGCATCTACTAAAAATTGCCACGATTCTAAAATAACTGGAACTACATAATCCACTACAAATGCCACCATCATTTGAAACCCTTCACTAATAGCATTTATTATTTCCTGAACAGTAATTCCGACACCTATCCATTCAAGAAATCCATCAATTATAGCAAAAATGTAACTTTCTCCTGTCATTAATCCGTTCCACAAATCCCAAAGAACAGCTACAACTAAGGCAACTATTCCAACTACAACAAGCAATGGAGTTCCAAGTGTTGCAAAAAGTCCTCCAACACTAGCAATAATTGGCACTAAAACTAAAAAAGCTCCTGTCAATCCAGTTATCGCCATTACGATAAGAGTTAATCCTGAAGCAAGTTCAGGATTTTTTTCTGCCCATTTTTGAAAACCTTCCAGAACATTAGCAATAACATCTAAAACAGGCTTTAAAGCTTCACCTATTCTTTCGAAAATCGCCAGTTTAATCCCATCTATTTTCGATTGTATATTAGCCAGTTTGCCAGAAAAAGTGTCAGCCGCTTTTGCTGACATTCCAGCTACTCCAGGAACTTTACCAAGTGCGACAAGATAATTATAAATATCCTGCTCGTTCTTTTTAACTTCTGTTGATACTCCTTTGAATGTAAATATTACTTTATCTCCCGCATCTTTAGCTTTTACTCCAAATTCTTTTAATCTCTCGTTTTCTCCAGTCATTGCATCAAGTACTGCTTCAACATACTGATCAACTTCTTTCCCTTGTGATTTAGCTACATCAGTAAGTTGAATAAATTCCTCTTTCGTTGGCTTTAGCCCTCTATTTATAAGTTTGTTAAATCCATTTCCTACTTCATCTATTGAAAGTTTAACTTCATTAGCAGTTTCTCTTATAATCTGCATTGCAGCTGCTCCTTCAGCTGCTCCGCCAAGAGCATTTGAAAGTGTAGTTTTTAAATTTTCAAATTGCATTCCAGTCTGTGCAATACCCCCAGCTATTCCTTTAGTAAATCCAATAAGTACTGCTCCATTTACAACTGATGATAACTGTCCCTCTACATCCTTCATTTTATTCATGAAGCCTTTTAGACCACCTTCAGCTGGTGTTGATGAAGAAACAGGAGTTTTTGGAGTAGGAGTTGGAGCTGATTTAGCATTATTTTGAAACGAAACTGGTATCTTTATTTCTTTAGAAATTCTCTGTTTCATTGCTTCTATCTGCTTTTCTCCACGAACATTAAAAGTCAAGTCTATCTGAGCTTTCAATGCGGATTTTATCATTGTATTTATACTCTGTAATGCTTTTTTTAAACTTGCTATGTCAGCTTCTATTTTTAAAGAAACCAGTGTTTCATTTGCTTCTGCCATTTATTCCCACCTCCTACTTTTTTCTATGAAGTTCATTCAAAAAGCTTAAAGTATCAGCCATTTGCTTATCACCCCAGTTTTCATCTATATCATAAGGATTAAGATTAAATTCATGTGCAATTATATGTGCATTTTTTAATCTTGCATCCATTTTTTCATACTGTAGCCTATAATTTATCTGTCCATTGCTTTTAAGATTCACTGCTGGGATTTATTGCAATATTTGTCGCAAAAATGATTAAATTCATTATGCTCATGAATGTCAATTTATCCACAACAGTATCTGAAATCTGGAATAATTCCTGTGTCAAAGTTATGAATTTATCCAAAGAATCATCTTCCATTCCTGAAAAATCTCCACTGTCTAATGCTCCTGTGAAATTTCCCGCATTTATCAAGAATTTTGTTAATTTTCTTGCTTTAGGATTAATCAACTGAACACAAATAAATCCTTTTTCTCCATCATCTCCCTCGCCTTCTAAATAAACTTTAAAGACTTTATTTGGAAGTCCAAAATGTCTTTCTTCTCCTAAAAAAGCTCCTAAAAAAGGTTTTTCTCCAGGTTCTATTCTTTTAAATTGTAATTTCTTTTGTTTATTTTCCATTATTTTCTACTCCTTTATGATATTTTCTTTTCTTTTCTTGTTCCTGCAAGTTTTAAAGTGTTTGTCGGAGCTTCTTCTGTAAAAGCACCTTCTGAATCAAGTTCTGACAAAACATTTCCATCTTCATAATATGTTATGACTGTTTGTCCATCTATTGTTTCATGTGTTTCTATCTCTAAAGTTGGATATTTGTTATCTTTTAAGAATTTCAAAAAATCTAGAATTCTTTCCATTACTTTTACTCTTGGTGGAATTGAAATAGTAAGTTCATAAGGGACATTAGCTATAATGGAGTAAATATTCTTACCTCTTGTCGTCATTCTTCTGCTTGTTTTGTCCTCTGCTGTTTCTATTTCAACTGCATCTTCATCAAGTTCATCTATTATCAGTTCCCTCCCTGAACCTCTTACTAATATGAACCCCTCTCTCATATATGCCATATATGTTTACCTCCCTAATTTCCATTTTTTGAATTTAATATAACTTGTACTTTTGATTTGATTATTGCACCTTGAAACCAACAATTATATTTAATTTCAATTTCTCTATTGCTCATATTTACAACTTTTACTTCAAAAGCATTTGTTCCTTCTTCAATAATGTCATCAATGTCATAAATTATTCCTCTTGCAGCAAATTCTCTAAGAATTGAAGTTCCATTTGAAGCTACTTGCTGTCTTCCTGTTTCCTTTGTTGAAATTTTTTCTCCTCTTGTATTTCTTTCAACTATGTATTTTGTTATCCCAATTCTCATATATTCATCTATTGCTATTCTTGCTAATGTATAATCAAACCATGTTATTCCATCCATAGCCTTCCCATAGTAAGGAATAACCATTTGTTCTTCTTCTGTTACAATATTAACTCCAGTCGAAGATTCTCTCTGACTTCCTACCAGTTCCAATATTTCAGATAAAGTATAGTTTGATCCTGTAATTCCATTTAACTTAATACTTGCAAAAGGAACAGAACCTGGAAAAAAATTTCTTATTGTTGCAAGAAGATTTGTAATCTGTCCTTCACTTTTATCTGTTGCGATATAAAACCCATTATCGACTTTGTTTTCTTTTGCTATTTTAAGATTAACTTCTTTTGTAAAGTTAGATGCACCTTGAAATAAGAAAACATAGTCTATAGATGTTCCTTTGCCAAAATCTAAAGCTTCTTTTACATCTTTTTCTTCTGCCACAGGAACAACTGTGTAAAACCATTTCCCTTTCCAACGACTATCTAACCCTTGTAATATTGAAGTATATGTTGTAGAAGCCGTATCATCTCCATATACCCAGATAAAATCTGGTTTTGTTGAAGCACCGAAAAAATCTCTTACTAAAATAACTTCTTTATCTGTTTCCTGAAATCCTAAATCTATCAGTTCTTTTGTAGATGTAATTGCTTTAGGTAAATTACTCCCATTTGAAACTTTTTTTGCTTTAGTTACTAATAAAACACTTGTAAAATCTCTAGTTGTCAAACTAAGTGCCGCATTAATAGCTGCTATATTCACTATTGCATTTCTGCTCATTTTAACCTCCGTTTTCTATTTTTCCTTTTATTTTAGATTTTTCTATATAATCTGTTTCATAACTATAGAATGTATCTACTGTAAACTCTAAACTATATACTTTCTCATTCATTATCTTATTATTTATTATTGTGTCACTTTCACTTATAAAATCTAACTTCTGTATTTCTATTTCGGATATATCTTTGAAATCAAAGTTTAAATCTTCTACAATATGATTAAATATCTTATTTTTACTTAAAATTGTATCTAAATTAAGCACTTGATTCTTATCATACAGTTTTATCATCATTTTATAAGTTCTATTACTTCTGTATTTAAATTCTATTGTATCTTTCTTGGATATTTCTTCTTTAAAAGTTGTATAATCACTCATTCTTTTTGATTGAGTAATTTCATAAGTTAAAAATGGTTTGTCTATTTTTTCAAAATAGGAATTCTGAAAAAAAGAATGATACACAACTGCTTCTATCCCTAACTTTGTAAATATATTAAAGAAAAGCATATTTAATTCAGTTTTATATGAATCAAATGTTATATTATCTATATAGTCAGTTAAATAAAAAGTGTAATAATTTTTCAATTCATCTTTTATTTTTCTAACTTCTATCAGCTCATACTTCTTATTTTCATAAATAATGTAATCTCCATCTGTTATTTCAAGCTTTTCTATCGCTTTATTGTTATCAATTGCTAATGTTGGAATTCTTATGATTCCAATTAAATTTTCTCTTGTATCTATAGATTTAATCGAATTTATGCTCGAATTATAGCTTTGATAATCAATGTAAGCTTTAAGTTTATATTCTTTAAATTCTTTTCTGATTATTCCTTTATCATTTGTTTCAGAAAGTAATTTAAAAAAATTATATTCTTTTTCTTTTTCATAAATCTGACTTATATTCATTATCCTCTACCATATCTTCCCTTTCCATTTATACTGAATGCAATTGATTTCACAAGAGTTCCTGTGTCAATAAGTGGATCATTAAATCCTTTTTGCTTAATTGTGCTAGGAGCATTTCCTGGACTTTTAAATCCATATATTAATGATTTATGCTTATTATTAATATCTGTTCCAATTATTGTCCCAGCATTCATAATGTCATCTCTATTTTTAAGATACATGCCAACAAAATTATTTTTATTATCTTCTACATATTTATTCAGAAATTCCAGTACATTTCTCGAAGGAATTCTACCATCTCTTGTTCCATAAAGAAGCACAGCATAAAGATTTACAGCAGTTATGCTTTTAGCATAATGTCTAGCATCAGGGAAAATACCACTTTTTATAACCAGTAAAGGCAATTTTATTTTAGTTTCCTTTTTTATAGAAGCTGAAACATTTAACTTCACTGTGAAACTTCCTTTAAATCTTGACATTATTTCCCTTTTGCTCTCTTTTCTTCAACCAATTCTATTTTTCCTTCACTTTGAGCTATTATACGTTCCATTCTCAAATCTAGATTCTCTATTTCTTGCGTTCCAGCTTCAAATTCTACTTCTTCTCCTGTTTGATGTATTACAAATTTAACAGGTTCCTTAATATTTATTTTCATCTAACTACCTCCTAACTGAAAAGATGAAGTCCATGATGTTTTTTATTTGCTATTTCATCAGCAGTTGCAAAATCGTCTGTATATTTTCTTATTAATGCCCTAAAATTTTGACCTGGAATTGTCTGATCTAATGCTAAATCATTCAATCTTGCTTTCCAGTTTTCATTATTATTAGGCAAACTAAGGCTTGTTGTTTCTTTCAAGTTCATTAATAAGAAATGCTGTGCTAAATATTTAGTTAGTATCTCTTTAACCTTATTAGGAATTGAAACAGTAACATCTTCCAAAAATATTACTGCTTCATCAATCTTTGAATTTATAATACTGTCAGAAATCACAAATTCACCATTTATTTCTTTGAAATTCAGTTCCGAAATTCCAGCTCTCACATCTTCAACTTTCATGATTATTCCTCTATTTTTTCAATATTTTCTTCAATCTGCTTTATAAGCTCTTCTTTGCTTGCTTTTTCATCAGAAATATAATCCTTGAATACTTCAACTATTTCTTTTTTCTTTATTCTTTCATCTTTAAATTCTTCTAGCTGACTAAATAATTTTGCTTTCTTTTCCTGCAATTTTGTTTCCTTGTTCATATCATCAACTATTTTTTCAGAATTCACATTTTCTGTTTCTTCTCCTGTAACTATTTTAATATAATCTCCGTAGTCTTTAGCAAAAGTTTCTAGCTTTTCTACGTTTTCAGCATCAAGTTCAACTTCTGTTGTTCCCTTTGTAAATTTAAGCCTATTTCCTTTTTCAGTAGTTATTTGAGGTATTATAAATACCTCAGCTAACTTACATATTATTAATGTTTTCATTTTTCCTCCTATGCAGTTGTTAATTCCATAATTGATTCAGGTCTGAATGCAACTATTTCTGACAATTTTTCTTCAACTGGAACATATGTTGTTCTTGCTATTTCCCATTCATCAGCGGTTGCTTCCTGTACAATTATAGTTTGAAAGTTTTCAGGAACATCATCTAAGATTAATAAAGTTGGCTTATTAGTAGTTTTATTTATTAAATTCTTAACAGGCACTATTCTTCCAAATAATCCAAGTTCTTGAATAACAGCCAATCTTGTTTTATATTCCTGTGTGCCATAACTTTTTAATAATTTTGCATGTAATGAATTATCTATTACCAAAGTTCTAGCATTATATTTTCCTGTTACTCCTGTTTCAAATTCAAGATGTGCTGCAGTTAAAGCATCCACAATTTGTTCTCCCGTTGCTGTTGCAAAATTCACACCTAAATTATATGTTCTTTTTCCGTCCACAGTTAAAAGACCTTGTCTTCCTAGCTTTGCATTTCCATGTATCAGTTCGTTGTTTTCTGCTTCAGAAACTGCATAGAATGTTTCAGAAGATTTCAAATTGAACATTTGTATCTGTTTTTCTCTTTCAACTGATAAAATTCTATCTTTTTCAGCAATAGTAAATTTATGACCTGATCTTATCCAGTGTAATTTTGCAAATGCATCTTCTCCATCAACTTCTGTGAAAGGAATATCATCATCTCTTTCTGCAACTACTTCTGCTACTCTTCTTGAATTTGTTTTTCTATATGTAACATATTTATCCCCTATTTGTACTCCTACTTGTTCACCACCGACGGGAACTAATGACCTTCCTAACAGTTCATCTTTTCTTTCCTCTAAAACCACTCCCAACGAAACCATAAATGCCGTTGCTAATTGATATGTCTTATTATTATATTTGTTAAACATCTATATCCCTCCTTATATAATCCCTTCTAATACTAATACTGCCAGTTCTCCAGATTTAGCAGTTGTCTCAAAATATCCTTTTATTGCTGTCCCTGTTGCCGCTTTTACAAATTCTCCTGTATTTTTTACCCCAGCTTTGTCACCTTTGATAACATTCTCTGCTACTTTCACAACTATATTTCCTGATTGCAAAATCGAAGCAGTTGTAGGATTTTCAATAAGTCCTTTATCGTTATCATCTGTATGCATAACAACTCCTGCGAATGTTCCTGTTGTAAACGGTTTTACCGCTCTCATTCCATCAGTAGTACTCCATTGCACAGCTTTCCCTATTGTTATTTTTTCATCTATAACATCACATATTCTGCTTCTTCTATCAGTAGTAAAATATGCCTCCTGTCCTAATTTCATAATTAATTACCTCCATTTCTTTTTTTAGAAAAATAACTATTGTCAATTTTTAATGTTAATCCTGCTTCAGATTCATTAAATTTACCTTTTTCACTTGCTTTTGTTTCTTTATTCATTTCTGATAATGTCTCTACACTAAAATTAAACATTTCTTTCAGATCTTCTACTTTAGCATTTTCTTTAGCGTTGAATTTTGGATTCACTTCCTTGATTACTTTTTCCATTATTTTTTCAACTGCTTCTTTTTCATCAATAGAATTTAAAACTTCTTTAGCTTTAGAAATTATTTCCTTATTTTCTATTTCTGTAAGTAAACTATTATATTTTGTTTCCAATTCTCCATATTTTGTTGTTAATTCCTTTTTTTCTGTTTCTAAAGTAGTTTTTTCTGCTGCCAATGTTTCTTTTTCAGTTTCTAAAGCATTGTATTTTTCTTTGAACTCTCCATTTTCTTTTTGAAGATTAATAGCTTCCACTAATAATTCCTCAGGTGTTAATTCTTTTCCGTTAAATTTTAATTTCATTTTTTCCTCCTCATAATCTAAATAGTTATATATAAGTTTTACATCACTACCCGCCCTACCTTTTCCAGATAATATTGCTACATGATTAGCTATAATATCTTTTTGGATGTACTGATTATCTTTTATATTCTCTGTTTCTGCCATATATCCAGCACTTAATTCGATATTTTCTCCATTTTCATATCTTTGCTTTATAAAATCTACAGTTTCTTTATCTTCTATCTGTAAAGTAGCTCCTAAACAATCCTGATTTTCAAAAATTTCAATTATTGTTCCTTTTCCGAATTCTGAAACATTTTCAGAATTAATCATTGTTAATTTTCCATTTTTTTCAGGATGTTCAAGAGTAACTTTTTTGTGCAAAAATGAATTCTTCGTTTCTTCACTAAAAAGTATATCTTTAGGTATTTTTTCTCTTAATACCCCTTCTTTGTCCATATATTCCATAAAACTGTCCGCTTTTAATATATTTCCTTTTATTTGTAAAAAACCTTCATTTGTTTCTGTCAATTTTGGTTTTTCAAACTGATTAAGATTATATCTGCTATGCAACATTATTCAATGCCTCCTCTATTGCTTTTTCATCTATAGCCATTCTACATCTGCAACCCCATTCCTGTTTTGGTAATATTTTTGCACTGTCTTCACCCACACCTTTAAGCAAGTTTCCATTCATATCAAATAATTTTCCTTCTCTCCATGAATGTTTCGCCCTTACCCTGTCATCATGTTTAGTTACCCATATAAATCCTTTTATTCCTAGTTCTTCTAAAATGATTTTTACATATTCTGCTTGAGTTTCTCCTAAAACATTATTTGAATTTAACAGATCTGAATAACCCATTCTTTCTTCCACTTTTTCTTTTGCTTCCTGCCATTTATCTTTTAATACAAAATCTTCTGTTCCTGTCTTTGCTTTTTTAATTACTTCATTTACATAATATGCTGTTCTTTTCGCACTACTAAGATATAGTTCTTTTATTCTTTTGTCTGCTATGTCTACTGATTTTTTAAATAATTCAGAAGTTATTCTATTTTTGAACTTTTCTCTGTTCTTTTTACTTATTCCATCAATTATCAATGCTAATGTATAAGCTAAAAGGACTTTGTTTATTCCAAATATAGTCCTGTTCTCTTTTTCTTTAAAATTTTTGAGTGCCTTCTCTATCTCCTCTTCATCATCAACATTGATGTTATTTTCTTCAAGATATTTCAGAAACTTTTTTGTTTTGCCTTTCAAGATTTTAAGAAGCATTTTTTCTATTTTTATATCTATATCAAATTCAATCATTTTAGCTCAACTCTTTCAGTAGTGCTTCAAAGTCAAAATCTTCTTCACCTAATTTTTTAATTATTTCAGCTATTTTATCTTTTTTCTCAATAAGTTCATTATTTGAAACTATGTTTAAAGCTTTTTCAAGATATTCAAGTTTTTTAGTGTCAAGCTCAACCCTTTTTAAATCGTTTTCAATCTGTTCTGATGCAGTTGGCTCTAACAAATTAGGCAATTCAACCTTGTAAGGTTGGTCTATTTTTAGTTCTATTAAAACTTTATCAATTAAATTGTTTGTTATCGGCAGAATATTTTTATTGAAATATCTTCTTAAATACTCTGCATACTTTTTTGCATCCTCTTCAGAACCAGCCAAAGTTCCTTGAGTATTTCCTGCCAGTCTCTGTTTTGGGATGTTAGTATGTATGGATAGTATAGTCAAAACCGCATTTATATATTTTTCAGGATCTATTCCACCAGTAGAATTTATTACTTGCATTTCATCATCTTTTCCTATTACAGCCAAAGTAGAAGCGTTTATTTCTTCTTCCTTATCTCTAACTCCACCACTTTCCTCTATTTTATCCATTGTATTTACATCTGTTTTATAAATAAGAAAAACTGCTCTGTATATTAGCTGTCCTATGCTCCATTCTGTACTATCTAAAATAACCATTCTGTCAAACAGAGAAGTAAATATTGATTCTCCTATCAACCTTTTATGTTCATTTATTCTTGAAAAAATCACTCTGCTCGGATGTATTTCTATCTTAACTGACTGATTGTAATATCTGTTATTAGAATAGTTTTTTACTTGAAGTTCTGTTACTTCTCCGTAATTCAATTTTAACTTAGAATTTTCAACTTTAATTTTTACTATTTCTGTCTTGTCAAATACACTTAATCCTTTTATCTGATATTTTTCTCCCAGTTCATCAGATGTTTCTTTTTCTTCATTATGAAATGCATTCAAATACATTACTGCATATCCAAATTTTCTAACTTTTTCCATAAACTCCATTATTTTTTCTAAATAATCAAGCTCATCAAGTTTATTCAGAAGCTTTTTTGTATTCTCTATATCTTCTGTTCCATCTGATTTTAGAACTGAAATTTTAAGACCATTTTTTAGAACGTCTTCAATCGGAGCGTTCAATATTATTTTTGCAAGATCGTTACTTCCAACTAAATTTTCTATTGTTTCATCATTTAAATATTTTTTAACAGGAGTTTGCCTGTTTAATATATCTTTTCCTGAACCTTTTGTGGAATTCCTTGCATTACTTGCAAATCCATTATGTTTCATTTTCTTTTTTTTACTCATGATTTCTCCTAAACTAATATATTATGCACTCCACCTGTGCTATATTTTTCGAGGGCATAACGTAATGCATCCATTAAGTGGTTATAATTATCTGCAGCCTTATTTAACGTTATTCCGTTCTTTTCTTCCCAGACATAGTTTTTAAATTCCATTATTGTATTTGTGCATTTTGGATGCACATATATATCGAATTGCTGAATATACTGTATTCCTTGATTTACACTTCCTTTTCCTTTTGAACTCTGTTTTATTCGACTTATACCATAACTTCTAATTTCTTCTATTGATTTAGCTTCAGCACAATCGGCTGTAATCTCATCTTTTGAGTATCCTCTTATTTTTATTTCTTCTGCTATTTCGTTATTTAATAGGCGTTTTTTATAAAACTCATCAAATATGAAAAGTCTTTTATTCCTCAAATCAACTATTACCGCTATAAATGCACTTGGATCATTTGTAAAACCAAAATCTAGTCCAAATGCCGCTTCTAAGGAAAAGTCACTTCTTAATAATTTTACAGGATCAAATTCCAGCACTTCCCAGTTGTCATATACAAGACCTTCTGCAATTCCCCATTCGCCTAATCCTGCAACTCTAAAACGATTAGGTCTTTTTATTTTCATTTCCTCAAATCTCTTCAAAGTTACTTCATCGAGGAATTCATTCATTGTATAGTCAGTAGTTATTGCATATATCAAATCATCTGTATATTCTCTGTCATAAGTATCATTATAAAATCTTTTTCTTAACCAGTGGTCTTCAGACCACGGATTGAAGCTTAAAGTAATCTGATGGAATAAATGTGGTGGCAGTATACCTCTTATACTTTCTTCTAATGTTTCAAACATTTCCTGTTTTTCAATCTGAAAAGCTTCTTCTATCCAGACAAAATTTAAATATCCTTGTGCTACTGTAATTGATGTTAATTTTAACGGATCATCTAATCCGGCAAATAAAATCTGTTGCCCGGTTGGTAAATAAGTTAATGTATGTTCTCCTTTTGGAATCTTCCATAAATGGTTTACTTTTAATCTGTTAATTGCCCAAATCAAGTCTGCTCTACAACTGTTTCTTAAAGTATTAAATACACGCCTTATGACAAGTAAATTACTTTCAGGGTATTTCATGATTCTATAAATCATATTAATTGCTATAGTTTTACTTTTTTTGCTACCTCTCGAGCCTTTAACAACTCTGTAAAAATGTTTATCGTTCCAGAAAAGGTCATAATTTTTTCCGATAACATCTTTAATTTTTATCTGTGTCATCTATTATCACAACCTGTTCTTTTTCCTGAATCACTTGATTTTTATTTGCTTCAATACCAAGTTTTAGTTGCTGCAGTTCTTCACTTGTCAATTGTGAATCTATTTCTAGTAATTCAAACGAAGTTAACAGTTTACCTGTCCTTATTAAATCATTTCCCATTGCTTTTAAATTGTCATAAGCTTTTTTTATATCATTTATTTTCTTTATATCATTTGTCCCTTTTACTTCTTTCAGGACATTTATTATAATATTCCGTTTGCTTATTTCTATATTTTTAAGCAATGTTTCCAAGTCAGGATAGACCTCTTCTACTATTTTATCTAAATATTTTTCCGTTCGTTCCAATCTTAACTGTCTAGCATTTTTGGACTTTCTGTAATAAGTTCTTTCCGATATGCCATATTCAGACATTATTTCTTGTTTGCTTTTCCCATTTAAAACATCTTGTTGTATTTTTATTTCTTTTTCAATTGCACCTTTTTTCGTTTTGGGTGCACTTTTCTTTTTAGGGGGTGCATTAGTTAAGGGTGCATTCATCTGTTTTTTTTTCCAGCCATCTCTTTTTTTCCAACTTTTGACTGTATTAATACTTTGATTGTATTTTCTACATAATTCTGTGATTCCTGCACCATTTTCATATTCTTTTCTTAACAGATCTCGTAAATCTTGCTTATCCATTCTTATATTCTTCCCAATTTACAGTTTTTCCGTTTATCTTTATTTCTTCCTCTCCTGTAAATTTTAAATATCTTTCTATAATTACTTGCACCCACTTAAGTTCTAGTTCCATTAAATACGCTTTCCTGTTTAGTTGCTCACAAGCTATCAACGTGCTTCCACTTCCTCCAAATAAATCTAATACCTTTTCATTTTCTCGACTGCTACTTTTTATTGCTCTTGCACACAATCCGACAGGCTTAGGTGTTGCATGTCCTCCTACCTCTTCTCTATCTTTTCCTACAACTCTATCAAAATGCCAAACATTATTCATATTATCGTGAGTGTTATTAAAATATGCTCTTGTTTCATAAAAAGATTTTTTAATTTCTTCATATTCTCTTTTAATTTCTTCATATTCTCTTTTAAAAGCATCCACATTATTTTCAATAGCCCATTCTTGAAATTTTAAATATACGTCTTTTGTTGGTAAATTCCATTGGCTTTTGTCTGTCCAATGGTCTCTGCTTTTATTTGAATGTCCTGCGATTGTTTTCATTGTTGGAATGTCCCAACCACATTTGTTCCTTTGCTCCAATAAATAGTGTCTTATAGGCTCCCAACCTTCAAAATAATTGTCTGAATTAGTATTGAAGCCTTGAACACCTTTTATAACAAATAAACATTTTTCGTCGGCTATTGGGTACATTCTGAAATCTTCAGAGTTTTGCCCCTGTCCGTTCCCTTTGTCCCAAGTTATCAAATTTCTGAATGTTATTTCATTATTTTTTATTTTTGGTTTTAGTATATTTGAATATATATCCATTAAAGGCTCATCTGTGCCCCAGCAGTACCAGCTACCGTTTTCGGTTAAATTTTCAAATGACAAAGGTATCCATTTTTTATTAAATTCCAGTAAATCATAAAAATTTAAATTGTCATTTGTAACTCCATCTTTTTCCTTTTTCATTCCGTATGGAGGATCTGTGAATACTAGATGTGCTTTTTCATTATTTAATAAAAGTTTTATTTGTTTTGAATCAGTGCTATCTCCACACATTACTCTGTGTTTTCCTAATTCAATTAAATCTCCTGACTTTATTACTATGTTTTTTGGTTCTTCCAGTTTGGCATCATCTTCTGCTACTTCTTGATTATCTCCTGCAGTTTCTTCAATCTCATCTTCCATTATTTCCTGTAGCTCTATTTCATCAAATCCTAGCAATGATGTGTCGAAATCCATGTTTTCAAGTTCTTCTATTTCCTGTTTTAATATTTCAACGTTAAAACCTGTATTCAATGTATATTGATTATCGGCTATCATATACGCTTTTTTATCTTCTTCTGTTAAATCTGTATGCCTTACTACTTGTACATCCCCATAACCTAGTTTTTTTAAAGCCATGTATCTTCCATGCCCTGCTAGGATCATATTATTTTCATCAACTACAATCGGACTTCTATATCCTATTTTCTTTATAGTTTCAGATAATTTTTCTATCTGCCAGTTAGGATGTTCTTTAGCATTATTCTCGTACATTTTTATTTTATCTATGCTAATCTTTTCTATTCTCATGTTCTCTCCTGTCTTTGAAAAAAGAAAAAGCGAACCTATTACGTATTGCTACGCAACAGATCCGCTTGGGATGCTCTGGATAAAATTATCCAATATATTCTTTTGTTTTTATTTCTCTAATATTATACCACTTTTATATATTTTTTTCAACATTTTAAAGTTATTCTATATATCCTTTTTCCTTGAAAAATACTAAAAGATTATACATATTTTCTATTGACTTTTTACCACATATTACATATTTCGTTGGTTCTGTAAAATTTTCTTGACCTTTTTTTCTTAAAATCAGATAACAAGGTTTATTTACTGCTGCAAATGCTCCTAAACTTCCAGCCAACATGTATCCGGCTAAAACATCAACAGATTGATTATTTTTGTTAGGAACTTCAAACTCTACATTATAATCTTTTATATCAAATAATTCATATTTTCTATGAATTGTTTCCATAAATCGACCATCATCATTGAATATTAGATATTTATACTTCCCTGTTTCTATTTCTCTATAATTTCTAAAACCTATTCTTTCCAATTCTTCCCTGAACTTTTTTTCTTTTCTTCTCAAACTCACATGAAATATTATTGTTGCTATCAAAAATGGTGGAAAAACAAAAAATATAATAGACATGAAATATGCAAAAAATAAAGCTAATTTAACACTGAAACTTCTCATAGTCATCTGATTTCAACTCCTTTTTAAATTTAATAAATTATACCACATCATTAAGCTTTTTCAAAGAAAAAACAATGATTATTTTTCTTTTTTGAAAATATTTTTTATCCTACTGATTATTTTTCTACTTTCTTTTTCAATTAACACTTTTTTGTTATTGTCATTCACTAACTCTATGCTGTCATATTTAAAATTCATATATTATCTCTCCTTATCCTAAAAATTTATTTATGAAATATTGTTGCCCTTTTCCTGTAATTTTTGGTGTCTTTGTTATTTTTACTCCTTCTGAAGCTGACTGTCTTGTTCCTTCCTTTATCACGAATAATCCTAAGTTCATTGACTTCTGTGTTGGTAAATTCCAGTCTGAGCCTTTCTTTGAAATCAAATATCCATTAGCTCTAAAATATTTAAACAATCTATCTTCTCCTGTATTTACTCCTTTCTGTTTCAAAAGCTTTGCCATTTCTCTTACTAAAATACAATCATCTGACACACTTAGAGAATTTGCAAAAGCAACCGCTGGAGCTTGTTCCTCTATTTGTTTTTCTAATTGCTTTCTTTTATCTTGCTCTTCTTTTAATCTTGTAAAGGCTTTTATTGCCAAATCAGGATTATTTAGTAATTCATCTGTTGCATACATACCAGTTTTTCTAACTAACTTTAACATTTCTTTTACTTTTTTCTTAAAAGGTTTCGCCTGAGGTTTTCTACTAAGCATAAATAGCTCATAAAGCCCGTCTTCTGTAGTAAACCAAGCACTATAACTATTAGTTAGAGTGCCTATTTCTATTTTCCTTTTTTCACTTTTGTCTACACTCTCAAGCATTTTGCTAACATTAGAATGTTCTAACCATTTTGCTATATCATCTGCTTTAAATAATGGTTCTTCCACTGTTCCATATATTATTATCTCTTTTCCTAAAAATTCTGTTTTCTCTATTATTTGTAACTCATTCATATTTTATCCTCCTATTATACTATGCTCCCAACTCTTCTAAGGCTTCTTTTACATCAGAATTGTATACAAGTTCTGTCATTTTTGTTCCTGCTTTAAAATATTCTGCTTTCAATTTTTCAATATAGCTGTCCAGAACTTTTTCAAATTCTATTAAGTCCTTCCCTATCTTTTTTAGTTCTTCTTCCACTTTTAAAAATTCTTTTGAAAATATTTTCTCTTCCTCTTTTAACTCCTCATTGTAATCATTGAAAAATACCTTTGTAATTTCAAAGCCTAGTTCTTCCTTAAATGTCATGTTTTTCCTCCTAAAATTATTTATTTTTAGGGCAAAATGTGATAAAATATTCTTGCACGGAATGTTTTATGACATACCTACCCTTTATTGTCTTTAATGGGACTTTAAAGGGTTTTTTCTTATCTCTTTTTTATTATAAGCTGTTTATTCTCTTTGTCAAAAATTAAGTCAATTCCTTTTTCTTCAGGAGTTATTCCTAATTCTCTTAACCATTTTATTGGTACTGTTAATCTTGTTGCTGTACCATTTCCAGCTTTATAAAAAGAGATATTGAGTTCTCGTTTTTCCATTTTTCAATCTCCTTTATTAGTCCCAGATATTTTATAACATATTTGGGACTAACTTGTCAACATTTTTTTTATTTACCTTTCTCAACTATAGTTCCAACATTCCTTTTCTTGCACCTTGGACATACAAAATCATAATTGAATCTGCCCCCTTCCAGTTTATATTCCATTTTCTTTTTCTTGCAGAATTTACATTTTAAAGCTTTTTTCACTAATTAATCCCCCTAATCTTTATTCTTGAAATTGAAGCATACCAGGACATGTACCGCTGTCATTATGTACAGTCCAAAGTATTTTGCTACTGTAATTAAATCTTTTGCATTTTGAATTATAATTGTTGAAAAAAAGAAAATTATAATCACAAAAGCCAGAGATGTTATTTTCAATGCTTGTATTATTTTATCTATCATTTTACTTCCTTTCTAAAATAAAAAGACCAGTTTTATTTGGTCTTTTTTTCTAATTCATTTATTCTTTTTTCATAATCTAATTTCTTTTCAAGATTTTCTATTTTTATTTTTGCTTCTTCCCAGTTTTTATCAACAGGATTATAGAAAAATATCCCTGTTAGTATCAAATTTATTCCAAATATTATTAGAATCCAAAACTTATATTTGTTTTCAGAATCATATTTTATTAATGCAAATAATAGAGTCACAACAATTAAAATACTCCCCATTATTAATAGAATATTTGTCGGCAAATTATCTTGAATATTCAATATTCCTGTTACTCCTAGACCGATTACTGAAAATATAGATAAAAATATTCCCATTAACTCCAATATTTTTTTATCGTATTCTTTTTGTTTCTCAACTAGATTTTCTAGTTTAGAATATTGTTCTTTTATAGCTTTGTCTATTTTACCAACATTATAAAAATTTGTTTGATTTTCTATTTTCATTCTTTCTGCGAAGCATTGATAATAATTAAACTGAATTTCATTTCTCAAAAATTGTAACTTCTGTAATATTTCATTTTCTTCATTTTTTTTTGAATTAAAATAATTTGTAACATCATGTAACAAAGTATAAAACATTTTTCCTTGCTCCATGTATATTTGTCTAGTTTCCATAAGACTCTTTTGTATTTCCTCAGAATCATAATTCATACCTTTATCAAACATTTTCTTTCTTTGTTTATTTAATTCGTCTAATCTAGTTTTATACTTTTCTATAATATCATTAATTTTTTTAGAATATTCCCTGTATTTTTCTTCTGAATCCATAAATTTCCTCCTAAAATATAATACTATATTATACCCTAAGACCAAAAATATTCAACTGCCATTGTCCTGTTATTTTTTAATATCCTACACTTATTACTTTTAAAATAAAAATATATAGTCCATAAGCTATAAAAAATACTGAACTTCCACTCACAATTACTCCAAACAAATCTTTTTCTCTTGCCATTTCAGTCATTGTCTCAACCAATGACCACAAAAAGAAAACAACTATTGTTATCGGCAAAAGTAATACTAATAATAACATTATATTCATTTCTTCTCCTTTCTTATCACGTCATCATAATATCCTTCCTTTAAGCGTTTTCTAAACTGCTTAAAGTGATTTGGATAAATATCCAGTAGTTCATATACTAACTGTTCATTTAACCAAACAGGTTGCAAATGATATTTTTCTATAAATTCTTTTTTTGGTATGTTATGTATTTCCATATGATGTTTTCTGCATAAAGTTAAAAATCTACTTTGCAATCCATCATCTAGCTCATAAGTTGTAGCTGTACTGGAGATATTATCATAATGTTCCAAGTCCACTATTTTTCCATTCTTAAAGTCATGCTTTTCCCCACATACGCAACATACTCTTTCCCTCAGACATCTGATTACGTATCTCTGAATATCAGGCACTATCTCTCTTATATGCCTTTTTACTCCTGTATTTTTGTCCTGAATATATAAATTTATGTTATTCTCAATTCCATGCTCTATTATGAACTGGATAAATTCAGTAGCTTGTTCCAGCGTCAACGGATTTTTTTTAAATGGACTTAAACTGAAATCTCCAATCTCATATATGCCGCTGAACATGTCTTTTAAATAGTCTTTAGTATATCCCAAATCGTACCATTCTATACCCTCGCTGAACTGTTTAAAAAGTACATATAACAGTTTCATCTGTTCCATTGTTATTGTATTTTGAGGAATAATTTTAATCGGATAGTTGTTTATTTCCTTCTGCCATTTCTCAAGTTTTTTGACACTTTCGTTAGTGGGATATAGCAGCCTTATTTCACAGTTCAGTCTATCTACTTCAATTGTTGCCATTTTTTATCCGCCTTTCTCACTTTTTTGAACCTAACTTTTTGAAAAAGGTGCTTATTCCCATCACAAAAATCAAATTCATTATCCGTTAAATCCATACCTTCTTTAATCTTTCTTTTTATTAATTCAGCCCTTATTTCCTGTTCTTCTATCATAATTCCTCCTAAATAAAAATTCACAGCCTTTAATAACTGTGAATAATAATCATATTAGCCGAAGGAAAAATTTCCTCCGGGTTTTCTTATACATTTCTCCACCATTTTTTCCATTCTTTATAAATTAGAAATTCAATGCTTTCTATATCTATTCTTTCCATTCCAATCTCATTTTCAATAACTTCATCTGAAATGTCTTTTCCTGTTTCTGTGTCAGTAGCTTTAAATCCATCTTTTTTAGCAATCATCTGAAAAATTTCTGTCAGCTTTTTTGTTGTTTCAAAATCTAATTCTTTTTTAAATTCTTCGAATGTTTTTATTTTTTCTATTGACATCTTAATTTATCTCCTTTTCTTTTTCTAATGCTTCCCTGAATTTTTCTATTGCATGTTCAAAATATCTGAAACTTTCCACCTGCTTATTTGAATAAGGCGACTTATCCGCCGCTAAATATCCATTTTCATCTGTTTTCAGATTATATTCATTCGCAATCATTCCTATTTTTTTAGATGAAACACCAACTATATTTCCTATTTCAGTAGCAGTATATGTTTTCTGTTCCAATCTCGGTAATGGTAATATATTCTTATCTGCCAAAGTATTTGCAGCATAAGCTGTTAAAATCTCTTTATACATTGCATTATCTGTATTTTTTGCAATTTCTAAAAGTTCCTTTGACATTTTTGCTCTACTGTATCTGTCTCTTATTTCCTGATTCTTTATCTGAAATTCTGAAATTGGTTTTATTTCTTTAGCTATCTTTTTCAATGCAAAGTAACTGTCTACCAGTATATCCTGTATTCTCCAGCTTAATTCATCTGTAAAAGTTTTTGTCAGTTTTAAATACCCTCTTTCAGTAAATAAGTTTTCGATATCGTTATTACTGTATTTAGATAAGGCGGTCGCAAATTGCGACTTCCTCATTTCTTCCCTTGTTAATTGAAAATAATCCTTTCCAAGTTCAAATTTATCAATATTCCTATTAAATTGTTCATTTACTCTTTTAACATCTCTTTCATGAAGTTCTGCTATATCTTTAGCAGTTACAACTCTTTCTCCATTCCATTCTTTTATTACCAGTTCTTTATCTTCTATTTTTACTAAATTCATTCTTTTATCCTCCATTATACTATTTTTTATGCTCTCTGACATTTTGCCCTCAGTTCTTTTTCAATATTGTTTTGTACTATGATGTCCACTGTTAAACTTGCATTGTAATACTCCCTCTTCACTGCTTCCACATAAGATGAAAATGCGTCTTCCAAATCTGCCATTTTCAATTTCTTGTCATCCGGAACAAGGCCATATGCTTTCTCCAACAAGTCCATGAATTCCTTTCTTAATTTCTTCAGCTTCTCATTGTGACTGTCCAGTAATACCCTTGTAATGTCAAATCCTAGTTCTTCCTTAAATGTCATGTTTTTTCCTCCTGAAAATATTGATTTTTTGGAGTTTATACAGTATAATAAAGGTGGTTAAGCTGTTATTATACAGTATGCTCCTTTTATCGTAAGATTAAGGGAGCTTTTTTTATTTCTTTTTAATTACAATTGAATTGTTTTCTTCATCTAAAACAATTTCAACAGCTCGATTTTCAGGTGTAATTCCTATTTTTTCTACCCATTTTTTTGGTAAAGTAATTCTATTAGAAGTTCCACCATTCCCAGCTTTGTAAAAAGAAATATTCACATCTCTTTTTTCCATTTTCTGCTCCTTATCTTACGTGTCTAACTTATTATATATTATTAGACACGTAATGTCAATATATTTTTAAAATTTTTATTATACTCTATAAACTCCTCAATATTTTCAGGTATCAGAGATTAATTCACAGTTATTAAATTGCCATTGTCCTTGTTGATTTTATCCAAAAATTGTTTCTATCCTTTTCCTAAAGTTTTGTTCAATTTGCCTATTTATTTCCTTTTTCTGATTTTCCGTTATTTTTTCTTCTGTGCATATTTTCTTGTAAATCTCTTTCATATATCTAAAATCATATTCGAGCATTAACTCAATAAGAGTTTCTCCAATGCTTTTCAGATTCCCTTTTCTGTAACTTCCGAGATAATTATCTGTATCTCCACAGAAACCACATATTTCAGGACTATATCCGTCTTCCACTATGTATATATTCCCTGTACAGCTTTCATATATTTGCATATTTCCTCCTTATTTTTTATTCATTCTAAAAGGCTAAATAACATAACTACTGTCTGTAAGAACTTTGTATTTGTCAGTATTTCCATAACCCCCCTTAAAGAAATTTTTCTAAGTCAGGCTCTTCAAATGTATCAGGTTTTATAATTTTCCCATCTTCACGCCTTAATACTGTTCCATCCTTGCACACCTTTGTCATGTTGCTTCTATGGACTTCCTTGAAAGCTTCATACACTGTATGAACATCAAAGTCAGTTCTTTTTCTCATTTTTTCCGCAGTGTCTGTTTCCCAGATACCACCTTTAGTCCACTTCTGCTTTGCCTGTTCAATACTTTTGCTGTTTTCAAGCAGATTTCCTGCTGCAACATATAACATGTCACAAATTGCATCTAATTGCCTTTTTCTTCTTAGGTTTTCCCTTTTATAATAACTAGCTTCTATGAACTCGGTTAGTTCTTCATGAAATATATTTTCCCTCATTGTTTTTCTTTCGATATTTTTGTACTTCCCTGTTCCTATATATTCTCCATCGCCCATTGCACGATAGAATTCTCCAACCATTTCTATCATTCCGTAAACTTGCTTATTTGTCATTCTATTTCCTCCACTTCTATTTCAACTTTATTAAATCCACATCCAATTGACTTTTTTATGTTCAATTCCTCAATCAAAGAATCATCTTTGTAAATAATCCCTGTCATTGAATCTAAAATTGCTTTATTGTAGTTGTCTATATCTCTTTTTGCTTTAGTTTTAAAATAAAGCCATATTTTTATTTTTAGCTTTTCTGTTAGAATTTCTCCTTCGTATTGTCTTTTTAACTGTTGTTTTGCTATTTTTTCAAATTCTTTTCCTTTTTTTGATTTGTACCGACCTTTTGGTTTGTTAATCCAAATCTGATTAACAGAAGGTGGCACTACCGATAAATTAATATGAATCATTTCCACTCCTATTTAAAATTTTCTTCTTTTTGTATTTCCTTGAATTTTGCTTCAGAAACCGTTTTGCTTCCTGAATGAAGTCCTCTAATCTTCCCCTTGTGCCTTTTCACAAAATCCCATATTTTGTTGTAGTTATCTGACTTTATCTGATGTATTCCATCGTTCAAGTCAATAATTTCCATGAAGTATATTTTTATTCTCATTAATCTATTCCCTCGCCCATTCCTCAAGAGTGTTATATCTTTTTATTATTTTTCCTGTTTTGTTTGAAAAAATAGCATACCCAATAAATCTGTTGATAAATCTTGGGACAGTCTGTTCTTTAAATACGACCCCTTTTCTTTTCAAATTAATTACCTGATTTGTAATAGAACTTCTTGATTTTTTTAAAATACTCGCACATTCTTTGACACCTTTTCCATAGTAAGAATTTTTAAGAAATTCATTTTCCTCTTCTGAATATCCGCAACCTGCTCTACTTAAAAAAGTATTTCTTAGCTTGTTCAGATTTTCAGTTCCAAATTTCCTTGTCATTTTTATCTTTATTGCACCTTCTGTTCTTCCTAATTTCCTTGCAATTTCTAATTTGCTGAAATTAGTTCTGAAAATAAGATTTTCAAGCTTTTTTTCTTTTTCTATGTCCCAAGTTTCATATTTCCGTATTTTTAAACGCCTGCACATCATTCCTATCGAATATGGAGACCTTTCAAATATTTGGGCAATTTCTTTATCCTCAAGTTTTTCAAATGTTTTCAATCTTCTTAAATCTTCTATTTCTCCTGTAGTCCAATATTTCCCCATTTTTTCCTCTCCAGTTCCAGTCTAAAGTTCCGTTCCAAATTTTGTCTGCAATTATTTTTTCAGTCTTTTCAAAAACAACAATTGACTTGTGAATTAAAAGATTATCATTTCTGTACATTTCTTCAATTTGTTTTCCTTTTTCATCTCTGTATTCTATAAGCTCCTGATTTTTCTTCGCTAAAGCATACAGAGATAGATAAGCTCCGAAAATGTCATCAAATTTTTTAACATCTTCATTAAAGCTGTAATAAATATTTTTAGCCTTTTCTATAACATCAGAACTTATAAAGTCACTTTTGAAAAGATATGTAGTGTCTTTTATTTTCTGAAAAATAAAATTTATTCTGCTAATTATAGTTTGGAAAAATACTATTTCATCTATGAAATTTTCATCTAAATTTTCTAATATTTCAGAAAAAATAATATTTTCATCACTGATAAATCTTAAATGTTTACTTTGTTTTTTGATTGTTGAAAATCTCAAAGCAAAGTCATCAGGACTTAATAACAAATCAAAGTTATGAAATGAATCTCTCACAAATTGTTTCAGCTCGTCCAAAACTAATTGCTTTTTGCTTTTCTTTGCCATTTTAATCCTTATTAAAACTGCTCAACTGCTCTATTTTCTCTTTGTTGTTCAGCTTTTCCTGTATTAATTTATCTATTTCCTTGTCAATTTCAATATTCCTGTCTTCTAGTTCGGTTATAATCTGATATTTAGTTTTCATGTTTTATCCTCTCCTTTTTTCTGCCATTCTTTGAGTTGGCAGATGAAATCCTAAATGTACTGTTCCAAGCTCTCCACTTCTATTTTTTCTGACTATAAATTCAACTTCAGAATTAACAATATTTTTCTTTTCCTTGTCGTAATAGTCTTCCCTATGAAGAAAAGCTACAACGTTACTTGCCTGTTCTATTCCTCCTGAATCTCTCAAATCAGACAGTATAGGTCTTTTATCAGTCCTTGCTTCAACTCCTCTATTAAGCTGAGCTAGAATGATAATGCAAGTGTCCAGTTCTTTAGCTAAAAGCTTTAATCTATTCGACATATATTCAACCTCAAGATTTTTGTTCTGATGTCCGTAAGACTGCATTAATGTCAGATAATCTATTACAATCACATCAAATTTTTTTCTCTGATGAAGTCTCCGAATCTGATTAACAATTCTCTTGAAGTCAGGGTTTTCTATGTCTAAAATTTTTAAATTCATGTCATTTAAGTAACTCATAGCCATATTAATTCTAGTTATTTCTTCATCGTTTCCAGTCTTTCTTTCAATTTTTCTATATTCGACACCTGAATTTATTGCAGCAAGACGATTTATTATCTGTTTTCTGCTCATTTCAAGATTTATATACAGTGCTGGCTTTTCTTTTGCTATACGATAAACAACATTTAACCCGAAAGCCGTCTTACCCATTGATGGTCTTGCCCCTACTGTTACAAGACTTCCTTTTTCAAGATTAAATATTTCGTTTATTTCTGAAAAAGGGAAATTAATAATATTTTCTTTTTTCCCAAGCTCCTGATACCACTCATTAATCAGGTCTTTTATGTCATATTCCCTGTTTTTGGAATCTCCTGAATTTTCAACTTTTTCAATCACTTTAAGAATTTTTTCAAGCTTTTTATCAAGATTTTCAGAACTCATTAAAATTTTTTCAGTTTCTTTGGTTAAAAAATTTTCTTTTGAAATACTGATAAGTTTCTGAACTGCTGTACTTATCACAACTATTTCATTATTATCAATCATATCTAGCAGACTATCTATTTCCCAGTTCAGTTCAGCTATATCAAAACTACCCTTTTCAAGAAATATGTCAGCCATTTCTTCATAAAGCTTTCCCAAGTCTTTATTAGAAAAGTTTATTTTCTTAAGTCCTATGTCCAAAGCTTCCTGCATTTCCTGAGGAAAAGTCAGAAGTCTTCCAATTATTTGATACTCTAAAGTTGAATTATCCGTTGTCGAATTCACTGAAATCATACTCCTTTGCTATCTGTTCTTCTGTTTTTAAACTAGGTATTTCCTTTTTTTCAAGCTGTTCATAAGTCCCAGCTTGAATTTTGTAAATATTTTCTATATCAAAGAACTTTTTAAAGAAAAGACCAGGATTCCTATTTGCACTTGTTTTCAAATAGTCATTGTTAGTTATATAATTCAAGGCTGTAATAACTTTTTCTTTCCCAAAATGATTAACAGATTTAATCATTTGAGAAAATACTGACATTAAAATAATTTCGACTTGATTGGTCGGTTGGTTGGGTATTATTTTTTTTATCTCAGTTATCATTTCGTCAGCTAGAGTTTTTTTATAATCAATATATTTATTATTTAATCTATCATCATCTATATCTTTATCTATCTCTTTCTCTTTCTCTAGGGTAACGTTTTTGTTACACTCTGTTACATCAGTGTTACATTGTAACGCTTTTTTATTCTCTCTATGCTTTCTAACCCTTGCAGCTGCTGAACTTTCACTTCCTGTTGACTCAATAACTTCTGGAAGTAAAAATTCATTTTCTGATAAAGTTTCTATAAGATTATTTTTTTCTAAATACATGAGAGTAATTTTTACATTTTCTGCATCTTCATCTAATTCAAGAGCCATTTCCTCAGCAAAATTTTCTTCTACTCCCTCAAAAAATAACTTCCCATCATTTTTCATTGCTAGGAGTTGCAATTTTAAATAAATAATTGTATATGTATCTCCACCAGCAATTTTTCTTAATTTTTTTATTACCCTTTTGTCAAAAAAATTCTCTTTTAATTTCAACCAAAAATATTTTTTTGCCATTTTATTCCCTCTTTTCTTTGTTTACTTGCTTTTAATGTGCTAATGTGTTATAATATAGTTACTACAATTTCTGAATGACCTAACCCAAGTCATTCGATATCGGACTAGATAGTCCGATTTTTTTTATTTTTGAATCACCACCTTTTTTAATTATCAAATTTAAAAATCATTTTAAAGAAATTGGCGGACAGTATCGGACTCGAACCGATAAGAGTTTTACCTCCACAGTTTAGCAAACTGCTGCCTTACCATTAGGCTAACTGTCCGTAAACAACTGGCACTAGGAAAAAATCACAAATGGAAGAAAGATAAAAATAATATAAATTATTAGGAGTCTGTGCCAGCAAGTTTTAACGAGGGCTTCTCTCAAAGTTTATTTGACTTATCAACTCTATTCGTTTACTATTTAGTAAACCTTATTTGTAAAAAAAATTCAAGTCTAAATCCAATTTATCACTAATTACCTTCAATTGATTAGCTCGAAAAGTATTTTTTCCTTTTTCCAAATTCTCCAAATGATATGATAATAATTGTTTTGACATATCTACTTCATTCGCGAAATTAGAAATATTTTTGTATTTCTTTTTTATTTTTTTTAATAGTATCTCATAAATCTCCATTTTTTCACCTCAAATTTAGTTTACCATATAGTTAACAAAAAGTCAAATATCTTTGACTAAAAAAAGACCCGTTAAGAGTCTTTAATTTTTAATAAACTATATCTTCAGTAGGATAAATTCCATTCTTTTTGAAAAATTCTATCATTTCACTATCTTTTTCAAAAAATTCCTTATTATAATACTTACTCCAATTTGGACTAGTAACACTTGTATCTAACGTTGCTTTCAAAAACATATAAATATCACCCTCTTTTTCATCAGGATTATAAATATAGAGTCTATAATTATAATATTTAGGAGCATCAAACCTTTCAGAATTCGTTAAATTGACAGGGCGTATTTTGTTTAATTCCTTGAAAAAATTATTTGATATTTTTATAAATTCATCTACCGTCAGTTCTTTCTTTTCTTTTTTATTATAAAGTAGTCCAATTTCTAATTCTTCAAAATCATCATCTAAATAATACACCATTAACGTATCTTCTACATCACAGTACACTTTACTTTCTAAATTATTTTTTCTGATAATTTCTATCTGCTTTCTGACAAAAATATCTGGATCAGATACCCAGTTACAAGTTTCAGTAAAACTTATAACTGAAAAAAGAAACCCTAAAAAAAATATTACTTTTTTCAAATCTAATCAACTCCTTTAAATTTTTAATATATTATACCTCATTTGAAAGAAATTTCAAAGAAAAAGAGCCATTAGGCTCCTTTAAAATTTAAATGACTTATTCTATAATTAACTTCTTTTTCTATTCTCTTTATCAATGTTTTTCGTTTATTTTTTCAACTCCTTTTATATCATTTTTCTATTTCTCATGCTTATTACCATGCTTATAACACCGTTACAGTACAAAGTATCAACTTCCTTATCTTCAATCTTTATATCTTTGTAAGCCGGATTGTATGATTTTAAAAATAAATTTCCTGTTCCTGGTTCAAAATACACAATTTTCAGATATTTCTTATCTTCATAAAATATTAGTGCTTCTTTCCCGTTTAATGTTCTTATATCCTGATTAGACACATCCACAACTATTATGTCCCCGTGATGATAGTAAGGCTCCATGCTGTCACCTTTTACTTTTGTGGCAAAGTCACTTTTCTTAACATTACCATTAAGTTTTGGAATATTTATATATTCAATGTTGCTTTCTTCAGATTCTATAAGTCCATTTCCAGCTGAAGCCATTCCGTAAAGCGGTATTCTCACAAAGCTTTCAAATATCTCATCTGTTACATTTGAAGGTTCTTTTTCAGATTCTTTTTTTACATATTTTTTTATTTCTTCTTTTAAATAAACTGTTTTCCCAAGTTCTGCTACTAACAAAAAATTTTCTCTTTCTTCTTTTGTTAACTTAAAAGCTTCCAAAAAACTGTCTATAAAGTCTTTGGACGGATTTTTGCTTCCAGATATGTATTGACTTATTGAACTTTTTGTTTTGTTTGTTTTAGCTGCAACATACTCTAAAGTTAACTCTCTAGTACTAATAAAATTTTTTAAAAATTCTCCTAAAGTATTGTATTTCATAGCTAATCATCTCCTTATAAGCATATTATATCAAATTTTTGTCAAAGATATTTGACTTTTTGTTAACTATATGGTAAACTTATTTTGTATAAAAACAAGGGATTTATTTTTTTTAAATTTATAGTTTACTTTTTAGTAAACAAAAGTAGAATGATATAACAGAGAAAGAAAAAGAGAGACAGGAATTAAAAGGAGATGTTAAAAATGAAAATGAATCACTGGATAGAAAAAGACGGAAAAGTAATAGCAGTATTTTTGGAAGAAAAAATGGCTGATGTTTTTTTAGAAATGGTAACAGGATTAAAGCAAAAAGATTTTAAAGACATAAGAGAATACTGCAAGGCTGTTTCAAAACTTGGTTATGAACAATATTACGGAGAAAAAGAAATAAAAGGATAAGGAGTAGGGTGGAAAACATGAAAATGACAAATAAAATTGTAGAATTGATGAATGATGATAATTTGCTTATGAGAATACAAAACACTCTTGACAAATCAAAACATCATGTTGAACTTTACAGCAATGGATATGGAATTTCAATTGTCCCTGATATTAATAATTCTAACTTGTATCAGGTAGCAGTGCTAATTGGTACAGAAGATGATTACGATGTATGCTTAGACACACCAATAACTGATGATGTTATTGAAGGTCTAACACTTCTACAAGCTCATGAAATAGCAAAACAAATTTCAGAGCTTGTTCCAGGGACAACTGAAAAAATAAATTAATGTTTTATCAAACTCATTAGAAATAGTGAGTTTGAGTAAAATCTTAATTTAAAAAAAACATTTTTAATCAGTATCTAAAAACATATCAAAGCAATAAAAGGCTTATAAATATCATTTCTAAAGTCGAAAATTGCTGATTAAAAATATGCAGGAGGATAACATGACAGAAATTGAAGAGGATGTAATTGATTATATCATATGTGATATGGAAGAAACAGAAGAAAAATTTCAAAGATTTGTGAGAATTGATGAAAACACATTGGGATATACAGACGAAACAATAAAATCAATTCTAACTGAAGATTATGGACTAGAAGAAAATACATTGGAGTATTCAGAACATAAAAAAGCATTTGAAAATGCTAAATTTATACACACTCAATCAAAAACAGTATATGGAGAAACAATATACTCAAAATATGATCCTGAATGGGATGAACTATATGAAGAACAGGAAGAATGGGAAGAAGAGTTCGAATATGAAATAAGAATAAAAAAAATAGCTTAGGAGGAAATATGAAAATAATTATTTTATATGAAAACAAAATGAAAAAATTTAATACAGAGAACGATATTGAATTATACGAATTAAAAAAATTTCTTGTTACAGTACTTTCAAAAACTCAAATGCAACGAACAGAAATTTATAAAATTTTTAGAAATATTCATAGTAAGAAAATAGAAAATGTTTATAAAAAAATAAAAAAAGTTTTTCCAAATGAAACAATAAACATTGATATAGAAAAAACAGGAGGAATTAAAAATGAGAAAAACATTATCTAGCATTGGAATAATATCCGTATTTGCAACTTGCGGCGCAGAAAATATATTTACAGCAACAATTTTAATGAGCGTAGCTTTACCTTGTCTATATTTTGGTAAAGCTTTTAGCGAAGAAACTTGGGGGTAGGTGTTGGAAAATGGCAGAAAATTTACAAAATGTTTTTCTTGAGACTTTACATGATTTAAGCTTATCAATAGCTTATCTCAGAAATAGTTGCCTTTTACCTTACGAAATTAAAATACTTGCTAGTAGATGTAAAATAAGCGAGTCTGAAGTATTTAAAGTGCTTGAGACAGCTAAGAAAGAAAAATGGAGTTTGAAAAAATAGGAGGAGTAAATGCAGTACAGGGAAATAAGCTACTCTAATGAAGCAGAGTGGCATGACATAAGAAATAAGCACATAGGTGGCTCTGATTGTTCAATAATAATGGGACACAATCCTTATAACGAGGATATACAAGAATTGTGGCGGATAAAAACAGGAAGAGAAAAACAAAAAGATATAAGTGATGTCCCAGCAGTAAAAAATGGAATATTGCAGGAACCACATTTAAGAGGAATTTTTGAAGCACAGTATCCTGAATTTAAAGTAAATACACTTGAAAAAACGCTTATATCTTTAAAATATCCTTTTATGTCTGCAAATTTAGATGGTGTGCTAGAGGATAAAACAAGTAAGGAAAAGGGAATACTGGAAATAAAGACAGCACGATGTATGAACTGGAAACAGTTTGAAAAAGACTGGAAAAATGAAGTACCATTACATTATTATTTACAAGTTCAGCATTACTTAGCTGTGACTGGCTGGAAATTTGCAGTTTTGTTTGCAAATATAAAGTTAGAATGGACTGATGAAAGTATTTTAAAGAAATTTTACATCGAACGTAATGAGGATGATATAAAAGAAATTATAAAAAAAGAAATATGGTTTAATTCGTTTGTGATTAATGACATTGAACCACCATCAAAAATAAAATTAGCAATATAGGAGGGAAAATGGGAACACAGGAATTACAGGTAATTGAGTTTGAAGTAACAGAACTTGTGCCGGCTAAAGTCATAAGCAACATTGATGACTTGAAAAAATTTATGGAATTTGTTAAACAGAAATACGAAGGATGGATTGTCACTGAAGATGATATTGATATAGCAAAATCAGAAAGAACTAAATTAAATAAACTTGAGAAGAAAATAAGTGATGAGAGAAAAAAAATACAGAAAAAAGCAAATGCTGATATTGAAGCACTTATTGAGAATCTTAAAACTTATGAAAAAGAAGTGAAGGGAATATCAAACTTTATTGGTGAGCAGCTTAAAGGATATGATGAGAAAATCAGAGAAGAGAAGAAAGTTGAAGTACAGAAAAAAATAAACAACATCTTTACTAGAAATCCTGGATTAAAAATTTTTCTTGAATGGAACGACAAATGGCTGGATAAATCATTTACTTTCAAAAAAATTGAGAATGAAGTGCAAAAACAATATGAAGAACTCGAGAAAAAGCAAGACTTTATAAATTCTCAAATTGAAAAAGCAAATGCAGAAATTCAATTCATGATAACTTTTGAGAGTATGAAATTCTTAATGTCTGAAGATTATAGTGTCATTACTGAAAAAATTGAAAGTAAAAAGAACGAAATTAAACAAACCGAAGAAAATTTAAAACAAAAGGCAGAAGAAGAAAAACATAAAGCATTAGAAGAAGCTGAAATACAAAAACAAAAAGAAATTGAAGAAATCAAAAGACAACAAACTGTTGGACAAAATATAGAAATGGCAAAAGAAAATACAAAAAATGAAAAACATTTTGATACTACAATAAGATTTGAGAATGCTCCACTTCCATTTTTGAAAGAATTGAAAGCATTATCAGATAAATATGAAATAAAATATCAATTATTAGAAAATATAGAATTATAGGAGGAAATAAAATGGGAAGATTAGCAAATGAAGAAAGCAAAAAAAATAATAAATTAATGGTTTTTACAGTAGGAAATGAAGAAATAAAACTTAGTCCCTCAATAGTTAAAAATTATCTTGTAAATGGACAATCTGATAAACTTACAGAACAGGAAATAGTTTATTTTATGCATCTATGTAAGGCAAGAAAGTTAAATCCTTTTACTAAGGAAGTATATTTAATCAAATACGGAAATAACCCTGCAACAATGGTTGTATCAAGGGACGCTCTTGAAAAAAGAGCAATAAAGCATAAAGAGTACAACGGGAAAAAAGTAGGTATATATGTTCTCAGAAAATCAGATGGAGAACTCATTAAAAGAGACAGCACAATTTATCTGAAAGACAAAGAAGAGCTTATAGGGGCATGGTGTACAGTATATAGAAAAGACTGGGAAAATCCAGTTACAGTCGAAGTCAATCTCGACGAATATATACAGACTAAAAGTGATGGAACACCTAATACTAACTGGTCAAACAGACCAATAACAATGATAACTAAAGTAGCAAAGGCTCAAGCATTAAGAGAAGCTTTTATTGAAGAACTTGAAGGAATGTATGAAGCTGAAGAAAGTGGAATTGATTTGGCAAATATTTCAGATGTTCCTCAAGAACAGCCAAAAAATATAGAGGTAGAAGATGCTGAAGTAATGAATGAAGAGGGAGAAGATTTAGAAAAATCATTATTCAAAAACAGTGAAGGAAATCCATTTGAGGATTAATAATCAGGGAGGGGAATTGAAATTAAGGAGGATAGATGCTAAATAAAGAACAGATAGAATCTATATATATAAAACAGAAAGAAGAACTTATAAATCTTATATTTAAAAAGAAAAGAGCGAAATCTTATGATGTTGAAAAAGAAATTATACAGGAAATAGAAAAATTAAATATTGAAATTACTTTACTTGAAGTAATACTGGAGAAATAGAATATGAAAAATAAAAAAGAACTTGAAGAGAAAAGGTATGATTTAGAGAAGAAAATAAAATATGCCGAGGTAAATACGAAACAGTGGCATTATTTAAGAGGGCAGTTTGATTTTCTAAACTGGCTCGAAGAAAAAGAGGAGGAATAAGAATGAGTAAATATATAGAAGATGACTGGAATGGAGAGTATATTAATGAAGACAAGCCAGTTTATTTAGTAAATGGAGAAATAGTAGGTAAAGATAATTTATGGGAAGAGACAGTTACTTATTATTACGACGATGATGGTAATGAATTTAAAGAGGATGAAGTAAAAGAATACGATAACTTAAATGAGCTAATAAAAGATATAAATTATAATATTAATTCTTTGAAAGAAGAAATTCTAAACTTGAAAAATAATAAAAATACTGAACGGTTAATAAAAAGTAAAGAAAAATATATAAAAGAATATCAGGAAATTTTAGACAAAATCAAGGAAGAGGAGGAGGAATAGAAATGGAAAAAGAAACAGTATTAGAGATAGAGTTCCAGCCTGTTTTTGACAAATGGGCATGGAGAATTACGAAGCAAAATGAAGAAATATTGAAAAGAAATGAATTTATAGATAAAGAATTGAACATTGTGTCTTTTCGTTCTCCAGAATTTTCGTCATTAAAAAACAAACTCTTTATAAAAGGAAGTGCAAAAAGCTTGGATGACAATATAAATATTTGTACAACAGAAGAAAAAGCATTGATAGAAGGAAAAGTAAAAGCTATCAATGAAAAATACGGAATAGTGAACAGATGGCGGGCAGGGAATGAAGAAAGTTATTATTTAATGCATTCAGATTTTAGTGTAGAAAGAGACAAGGAATACTATACCGTAACAGATAACAAAAGATATGAGTTTGGCAACTATTTAAAATCAAAAGAAGAAGCTGAAGAATATGCTGAATACATGAAAAAATGTAGCCTAGAATGGCACGAAATGAGGGATAATAATGGCTAGAAAATTTATAAACGAAAAAGGTTTTACAGTCTATGAAATGACTGGAGCCGAAACAATGAAATTTGGTGGATATGGTATATGTGATTACTGTAACGAGGGAGCTGTAAAAGGATATCTCATACCAGTTCTCAATCATTACTACTGCGAAGAATGTTATAATAACTGGCTGAAAAGAGCAGAATATTACGAAGAAGATAGATGGTTTGAAGAAAGAAAAATAAAATACTATGATAGTATCTTATTTTAAAACTTAAAACAAAAAGATAATTAAAACAGGAGGATAAAATGGCTAGGAAACTAAAACAAAAAAGACCTGACAGGAAAGAAATAAAAAAGGAAGTTGAAGAAAACTTTGACTTCCACTTGCTTGTATTTTCAGTATATAAAGCTGCGAGTCTATTCCTTGAAAAATTTCATCTGAAAACACAATTTGGGATTAATCGACACACTGAAAACAGAATCATTGACACAAAGAACATTAAAATAAAATCTTTAAGCGGTTATCCAATTTTGGAAAATTTTGAAGGCATAGGAACAGTTATAACTCAGATAACTAAATCTATGTTAATGTTACATAATGATACTCTGAGAAAAAAATATAACCTTGATGGCAGAATCTACACTGATACATCTTTGCACAATGCTTATGACCAGTGTTATTTAAAATACGGAATTCCATATAAGCTAAAATGGGCAAGTGATATTGAATGTGAAGACAAGGAAGTTGAGGGAGCTTTAAAGACCTTAGCAGATTCTATAGTCAGATTCAAGGTCATTGAAGATTTAATTTACAGGGATATTGATATAGATATTCCAACACGAAAATACATCAGAACTATGATTACTAAATTCAACAATAGTTTTTTACCATACGTGACAGAAATAATCGAAAACTAGGGGGAATATACATGAAGAAAAAGAAAGCATTTTACAATAAAGACGACATTATGAAAATGCTTGAAGCTCCTGAAAAAAGAGCAAAACAAATTATAAAAGACTTAAATAAAGAACTGCAGGATAAAGGCTTTTTGTGTTATGATAAAGTTGTCAATGCTAAATATTTTAATGAAAGATACAATATAGAATAGAGGTGTATTTAATGCCAGCTTACAAAGACGAGGAAAGGGGAACGTGGTATTGTGAGTTCAGATACAAGGAAGTAAATGGTATCAGTAAAAAGAAAAAGAAACGAGGATTTAAGACAAAGAAAGAAGCTTCTGAATACGAAAGAAGTTTTCTTTCTCAACTGTCTACAAAGGCTGAAACAATTTATTTTAAAGACCTTGCAGAAATATATTTAAAAGACATGGAAACAAGGCTTAAAGCAAGTTCTTTCAACAATAAGAAAAAGATTTTCAGATTAAAACTGATGCCATTTTTTCAAGATATGTTAGTCGGAAATATAACTCCAGTTGTCATCAGAAAATGGCAGAATGAAGAATTAAAGAATAACTATAAAAAAAGCTATTTTGCAACTATTCAGAAAGAGTTATCAGCTATAATGAATTATGCTGTAAAGTTCTACAACTTACCTTTTAATCCAGTTACAAAAGCTGGAAAGATAACAACTTCTCCCCTGTTGCATGAAAAAGGAGAAATAAAAGTGTGGAACTTAAAAGAATTTAATGATTTTATTGGGTATGTCAAAAACTATGAATTATATACTATATTCAACCTACTTTATTTTACAGGAGCTAGAATTGGAGAAATACTAGCCCTGAATCATAAAGACTTTGATTTTAAAAATAAAACAATGAAAATCAATAAGAACTTTCAGAAAATAAACGGCAAAGAGTATATAACTACACCAAAAACCAAAAGTTCTGTTCGGACAATTAAAATTCCAACTTTCTTATGTGAGATAATCCAGAAATATTTTGATAAAATATATGATGTTGAAATAGAAAGAGTTTTTAATGTCAGCAGGACAAATATTCATCGCTGTAAGAATAGTATAATTAAGAAATATAATCTAAAAAGTATAAGACTTCACGATTTCAGGCATAGCCACGCAAGTATTTTATTGAATGAAGGTGTTAATATAATAGCAGTATCAAAGCGTTTAGGACACGAAAGTATTAAAATGACACTAGACACTTATTCACATTTGATGGACGGAAATGAAGACAAATTAATTGATACATTAGAAAAGATAAAAAAAGAAGAGTTTTAG